GCGGCTGGCGATCTCATCCTGACTGTATCTGACCCGACTGGTACGCCCGTATCTAAGAAGATCACGGTGCAGAACCTCATGGACTCCGATTCTGTCCGTGAGGCTATCAGAGATCACTTAGGAGACGTTGTAATTCAGGGCGGTGCTAACGTCACGGTCACGCACGACGACCCTTCTGACACCATTACAGTGGCTGTCACGAGCCTTGATGGTGCGGTCATTGGATCTGCTACTGCGGCTGCGGCAACCTTTACGGATCTGACCTTTACTGGCACCCTTACAGGCGATGTTGCTGCGTCTAATGTGACGAGCGGCACCTTTGCCGATGCACGGATCGCTGAGAGCAATGTTACTCAGCACCAAGGTGCTTTGTCTATTACCGAGTCGCAGATTTCTGACTTTGGTACGTATGCCAATGCAGTGCACACCCATGATGCAGGTGATATTGTAAGCGGAACTCTTGCTGATGCTCGGGTTGCCCAGTCAAACGTAACACAGCACCAGTCGGCACTATCTATTACCGAGTCACAAATATCTGACTTCGGCACCTATGCAACGGCAGCCGCGCTTACGGCGCACACAGGAGATACTGATAACCCGCACAGCGTAACCGCTACGCAGGTGGGTCTTGGCAACGTAGAGAACACGGCTCTTAGCACATGGGCAGGAAGCACGAACCTAACAACGTTAGGGACTATAACGACTGGTACTTGGAACGGGGACACCATTGCCTCTGCCTACATAGGAAGTCACACCCATGCAGCTTCAGATGTGACATCTGGGACGTTTGCGGATGCGAGGATTGCAGAGACAAACGTAACGCAGCACCAAGCGGCCCTCTCAATCACAGAGAGCCAGATCAGTGACTTTGGATCGTATCAGCCTCTTGATAGCGGCCTGACCTCTATCTCTGGCTTGGTTACATCTGCCGACAAGATGCTGTACACCACAGCATCTGATGCATATGCACTTACAAGCCTTACATCTTTTGCTCGGTCCATCCTTGACGATGTTGATGCCTCTGCTGTTCGCACTACCATTGGGGTTGACGCAGCTGGCACCGATAACTCTACTGATGTTACCCTTGCTGGGGCATACGACTATCTGACGCTATCGGGTCAGCAGATTACGCTTGGGCAGATTGACCTCAGCACGGATGTAACTGGTACACTTGGTGACGCAAATGTCGCTGAGTCCAATGTCACGCAGCACGAGGCTGCCCTGACGATTACAGAGAGCCAAGTCTCTGATCTTGCCCACTATACGGACTCCGATGCAAGAACGGCGGTTAGCCTGACGACAACCAACTCGTCTGAGCTGTCCTATGACAGCGGCACTGGTGTTTTTTCGTATGTGTCACCAACCACGGTCGCAGATGCAAACTCTGTTACGCTTGAGGTACGCAACACTACTGGCTCCACGATTCCAAAGGGCGCAGCGGTTTACATTAGCGGTCACAATGGCAACAAGATTCTGATTGATCTTGCTGATGCTGATGCAAGCGGTAAGTACCCTGCCATTGGCCTTGCGGCTGGTGCTATTGCAAACAATAGCGATGGAGAGGTAACGGTATACGGCGAGCTTGCTGGTATAGACACCAGCTCATACACCATTGGCGATGTTCTTTATCTTTCGTCAACCGCTGGTGCGCTTACAAACACGCGCCCAACTTCAAATGCTGACGCGGTACAGAACATTGGTAAGGTTGCCCGCTCTGACAGCAATGGCATTATCATTGTATCTGGCTCTGGTCGCGCCAATGACATTCCTAATCTTACGGATACGCACGTATTTATAGGTGGCTCGTCTGGCAATGAGGAACGAGCATTAGCTACGGGTGACATTCTTAGCGGCACGTTCGCAGATGCTCGTATCTCTGAGTCAAGTGTTACACAGCACCAAGCTGCTCTCTCTATCACCGAATCCCAGATAAGCGACCTTGGCACGTACCAGACGCAGGATGCGGGTCTTACGTCTATCGCTGGCCTCACGACGGTGGCAGATAAGATGCTGTACACAACGGCATCAGACACCTACGCAGTCACAGACCTGACCTCTTTTGCCCGTAGCATCCTTGATGACGCTGACGCTACCTCTGTTCGCACGACGATTGGCGTGGATGTGGCAGGGACAGATAATAGCACCGATGTCACCCTTGCCGGGGCATATGACTATTTAACGCTTAGTGGTCAGCAGATTACCCTGGGGCAAATTGATCTTACCACTGACATAACGGGCGCACTGCCTGTTACTAACGGTGGTACTGGATCTACCACAGCCTCTGGCGCACGTACTGCATTGGGTGTTGACCCTGCTGGTACCGACAATAGCACTGACGTTACACTTGCTACCGTATCGGGCAACTACCTCAGCATTACGGGCCAAGAGATCACGGCGGCAACAGTGCCTGTCTCCCTTGGCGGTACAGGTGCTACCACGGCCTCTGCTGCCAGAACAGCTCTTGACGTTGACCAGGCAGGTACAGACAACTCTACTGACGTAACGCTAGCAGGAGCGTATGACTATCTGACTCTGAGCGGTCAGCAGATTACGTTAGCCCAGATTAACTTAACTACGGATGTTACTGGATCATTGCCAGTAGCCAACGGTGGTACAGGGTCCGCAACGGCGGCTGATGCCCGCGCTGCCCTTGGGGTAGATGCAGCGGGTACGGACAACTCAACGGACATTACGCTGGCGGGTAGCTACGACTACCTTACACTCAGCGGTCAGCAAGTCACCCTTGGTCAAATTGATCTGACTACCGACGTTACAGGTATACTGCCATCGGGCAACATTGGAACGCATACTCATGCGACCTCTGATATTACCAGTGGCACCTTCGCAGATGCTCGTATTGCAGAGTCTAATGTGACACAGCACCAAGCAGCACTTTCCATTACTGAGTCCCAAATAAGCGATTTCGGAACCTATGTAGACGAGGCCACGGCTCTTGTTTATGCAATCGTATTCTAACTATGTTTGTTATTGAGAACGGCGATAAGATTCAAGGCGACGCGAGTGCCGCAACAGTAGTTGATTACCACATCAGCGGATTGCTTGGCACGACCCTGAAGAACCTTGCTGACGGCCAGCTTGCAGCGACCATTGGTGATCTGCACACCTCTACTGGTACAGATGTTGCAAAGACGATTGTGCTTGTTAACACGGACTCGTCAGCCCGCACCGTAAACCTGTACCACACGCCAAGTGGCGGTACCGCCCGTCGCATTATCCCAAAGGATACCTCTCTTGGAGCTGGATACTCCCTGCGTCTTGAGGGCAATATGATGCAGGTGTTGGATGCACAGGGAGCTGTTCTTACAACTGCCAGCATTTCTGCAAATGACATAACCTCCGGTACACTTATCCATGAGGTTGGCGGACTTGAAGCGAATGTCTCTGCCTATGATGGGCTTATTAAGATTAGCGGTGGTGCTACTTCTGCGGTAACTGCTCCATCTGGAGATGTTGTTGGAACAACAGACACGCAGACACTGACAAATAAGACCATTGACACCTCGTCAAATACGCTTACCTTTGCAGCAGAGGCTAATCTGCAAGACAACCTTTTAACCCGTCCGCTTATCAAGGATTACGCAATGGAGGTTTATGCTCATGGCAGCATAACCACAGCCACGACGATTGACCTTGAAAATGGCAACGTCCACACGGCAACGATTGGCGGCAACCTCACGCTGACGTTCTCAAACCCTATCGCATCAGGTGACGCGACCAGTTTCGTTCTTGAGTTGACAAACGGCGGCGCGTATACATTGACCTTCCCTGCTTCCGTAGATTGGGAGGGCGGGACCGCACCAACGCTGACAGCCGCAGGTGTTGATATACTCGTGTTTTATACGCGAGATGGTGGCACTACATGGCATGGAATTGCCTCATCATTAGACAGCAAATAATATGTTTACGCCTGAAGCACTTGCGGCAAAGCAGGCGAGAGCCGGTGGTTCGGTTGTCACGCCTAATACCCATGTTGTAACGGTATCAGGGGAAAAGGAATACATCGCAATTTATGATGTGCAGACACCATCCTCTATTACACAAACCGCGACCTATGACCTATCAGCCGTTGAGGGTGGGTCTGGGCAAATAAATGGCATAGATAGGGGTTCCGGCGGCAACGTTATTTGGGCTAATATGCCTTTACATGTCATAAATGGGGTGTTATATATCGGAATAAATAGCTCTGTGTATGCCTATGACGTGAGCGACCCTACCACCATTACTGAACTTGGCAGTCTTAACCTTTCATCTTATGGTGCGATTGATATTACCATGTGCCTGAGAAATATGCAGCACGATGATCGTCTTTTTGCGCTTGAAAGGTTTACTGGTCTTACCAACCCGCAAATGTTCTTGATTGATATATCTGATCCATCAAGTATGTCCTACTTAGATGATATAAGCATTACAGAGTTTGGTGGACAAAACGAAGTCAACAGGATTTCAGCCGCTTCAGGTTACGAGACAAGTAGTTATCCTGACGGATTCGTTGCTGTGCCAATAGACATGGGCGTGAAAGGTTACGAGTGTACTGGTGCAAGTCGTGCCGGATTGAGTAACATTTGGAACGAAGATCATGCGACAAACTCAAGCGCCACGACAGCACGAATACAGGGCATTGATATTTGTACGGGCTTGTATGCTGACAATACATATCAAACCTGCGTTAGTTTTTATGAGGCTAACAAGGTTGCATTTACATACAACGGTTCTTCTACCAACACGCCTATTACTGATGCCAACGTTCTTGACGATCCGCGAGGCATAAGGGCAATTCCTTATATGTCAAACTATACAAGCGACTTAGTAGCATTTTGTGTTGCTGCATACGATGACGATGCATTAGTAATACTTACTAATCCAGACAGCAACGGACCCATAACTGTTCGCGTAGACCAGTTCAATAGCGCAAACAATGGCATCCAGAACATAGACGTATATGATGAGTGGATATATTGTGCTGCCACGGTGTATCAAGGTTTCTCCATGTGGGAGTTGACAGGTTCAACATCCGTATCTCTTGGCGGCAGCAAACAAGACACTACCTATATGGGACAATCATTTCAAATAGGAGTCATTCAGTAAAACAAGACTACAATGGTATTCGTAATTGAGCATAGCGATGGCACTTTGCAGCACCCTGTTTCTAAGGCGGCGCTAAAACATTTTTTTCCCAACACCTCATTTCCAAGAGATTGGGATGGATACTATAATGCTGATCTTGGCATTTTTCCTCTTGTAGAAACACCAAAACCAGAACACGACCTAACGCATCACAACGCAGAAAGCGAGCCTGTCAAGCAGGGAAATGAGTACATAATGGTATGGGAAGCACCTGTTCCAAAGACTGACGAGGAGATGCACGATGCTTGGCAGGTTCGTTTAAGAAAAGCCAAGAACAAAGCAAAGGGTGTTATTGAGGCAAGGTATCCTGATTGGAAGCAACGCAATATGCTGATGCGTGTTGCTACGCTACAAAGTAGAAACCCTCTTACAGAGGATGAGCAAGCAGAGCTGGTAGGCATTTCTGCGGCATGGGACTGGATTGATGCGGTACGTGCAGAGTCAGATGCCCTTGAGCAACACCTTTTAAGCATAGGGCTTGTGGCGGCGAGACATTATGACTACGAGAACCACGATTGGCCAGCATAATGCCCATTCGCAAGAAAGAAGATGGTTGGTACTGGGGCGGCAAGGGTCCATTTCCAACCAAGAATAAAGCCCAGCAGGTGGCTCGTGCTGCCTACGCAAGCGGCTATAAGAAGTAACTAAACCGAGGGATCAATGAAAGTACAGTACGGAGTTATCTGGCAAAGCAAGCCTATCCTTGAAACGCTCTTTATGACGAGCAAGAGCGGCAAACTGCGTCGCCGTTGCAAGCACAACGTCAAGCAGATGCAGCCGTTTTGGGACGACATTGTTGAGTGGATCAAGG